GGTCAGAGTTCTGTCCTTATGGAGCTAATTTCTGAATTATTGACCCGCCCTTATATGGATGCTATGACTAAGGCATCTTGGTGTGGTCCAGGTCATAGTCTTTATTCTACTATGATCACCAATATTTTGTTTGCTCTTGGCCATCGTGACTATGAAAAACTTAGATTTGATTTAAGAAATCCTGATTTTGTTAAATGTCCTTTTGATAATTGTTCTTATCTAATTATGGATCTTTCTGCTCAGGATTATACTTTTTCTAATGTTTCGTTGTGGTTATGTTCGGTCATGCGACTGAACTTTATAGATTTCTCGAGTCATAGCGAGAAAGAATTATTTGCTTTATTTCATCTTCTTCTTGCTGAGATGATGGCTACTCACCAGAAAACTGTTGAGTGGTTTTCTAAATTGTTCTATGTTGTGATAGGAGTTATGATTAGTGGTTACAAAGGCACTAGTCATTTTGATACTTTCAGTGTTAAGATTGCTATGTTGATAATTATTGTTGAATTACTGAAATTTGAAGTTCAGAATTGGCTTCCTATTCTTCGTATATTGTTTGCTATATTTTACGGAGATGATACAATAGTTGTCATTCCTCCTGAATGGATCCCTCATTTTTGTACTAGTTGGGTTGCTGAAATTGATCCTATTCCTGATAAATTTATTGATATGGCCAAGAAGCTCAATTTGGTCATAAAGCCTGCGGAGACTCGTATCCTCATTCCGAAATCAAATCATCACGACCGGTTCTATTCGGGTGTTCAAGATGATCAATTGGTTTTGGATGGTGTTAAGTTTCTCCAAAGGAGGTTTGTCAAGATTGATCAATTTGGTCAATTCCTTCACCCTGATGCTGAAAGATGGCACAAGGTGATTCCTTGGCGCCAAACTAGTGATTATTGGATAAGAAGTGCTAATCACAATTTTGATTGGGATCATCCCACAAAATTGGTGTCTATGGCCTTTTTTCAAAAGATTATTGGATTAATGTATGACGCTGGTATGAATCGGACTGCCCATAATTATTTGAAGGGAATTCTTCACAGAATTGAGTTTTCCCATCCCGGTACCAAGGATTGGGCAGTTCATCATATGGATCTTGCTGAAATCAAACTTCGTGTTCCCGAGGCTTCCAACTCTCATGTTGCTGCCTTGATGTCTGAAGACTCCTTTGACTTTATTGTCAATTTGCATAGAACGAAGCTTGCCTCTATAACTTTGAGATTTAATTCTCATGTTTATTTTAAGATATAATAAATCATTCCTCCTTGTATACTCGGAGAGAATTTAAAATTG